CGGCTGCACGGGAGCTTTCCTCAAGATAGGGCACTTCCATACTGTCTGCATAAGGCCCAACTTCAAAAACCTTGCATTTTGAAATGATTTCTCCGCCGTCATAGACCTTTTTCATGATTTCGTTTGACCGCGTGGCGCCAATCAGGAATCCTCCGTCTGTCGGGACAGTTGCCGATGCTCCTGAAGCTGCATTTTTGATGGATGACACTTTTTCCAATGCGTCTTTCGTGTTGCGGTACCTGCCGGGTGCAGCCAGCTCAATAGCCGCCTGACACAGTTCGCCCAGACTGAAGGCTTCAGTTTCCTTCTTTGCCATCCCGTCAAATGTTGCGGGTTTGTAGGTGTCATCCAGACCGTTGGTGCGTTCCTGGAACTTCTTTTCCCTTTCAACTTGTTCCTCGATCTCCGCAATGCCTGTGTCCAGTTTGTCCCAGTTGGATTTTTCATCGACGGTCATGTTGCGCTTTTCCTTCTTCATGAGCGTCAATATGTCTTCCTGTTGCTTAATTAAGGCAGCTCTTTTCTGTAACAATTCTTGCATGTCATTTTACCTCCTGATATTTGGATTTTTTAAGTTGTAACGCGTTTTCCAATAAAAAAAGCTGGTCTTTATCCAGCTCGTTTGGCTTTTCTTTGGGTTGTTTTGGCACAGACACAATCATTTTTGGCGGGTTTCGATACCGCGAGAGGTCCATTTTTACACCGTTCATCATCAGAATTCCAGCATCCAGACAGGCGGCAACCTGTTTTTCAACCTCGATTTCATCAGCAAAGCCGAGTTCTTTGGCTTCTTTTGCAGTCATCCACGTTTCGGCATCAAGCAATTCCTTGATTTTGCCATCGTCAAGTCCTGTTTTTGATTTGTAGTTAAAAATAGCGCTTTCTTCCACCTTGTCAAGGTCGTCTGCCATCTTTCGGAAGTCTTTTGCGTTACCCATTCCCCATGACCATGGCTTATGTACCATCATAATGGCATTCCCAGGCATATAGATTACATCGCCCACCATGGCGAAATCACTGGCAGCGCTCGCTGCAATCCCATCAATGTGGACATCAATGCTTTGAAGTTTTTTTGCCTCCTTGAAACGTTTTACAATATTAAACATGGCATGAGCCGCGAACGGATCGCCGCCATCCGAGTTGATATAGATGTTTAGCAGGGTTATATCCCCAAGTCCTTCAAGGTCTTGCTTAAATTTCATGGGGGTTACCTCATCGCCCCACCATGTTGTACTTTCTATCAGCCCGTACAAAAGCAGTTCGCCGACCTTTGAACCCTCCTGGTTCCGAAACTGCCAGAATTTATTTTTGGGCATTGCCATCGCCTCCTTCTGGTTGCTGAAATTGCTGCCCACTGACCGGTCCCTGTGAATTTACAATCTTGATATTTCTCATGTTGCCGTTGACAATCAATTGATCTGCTTCAGGTTCGTTCCTGGGGTTCATGTCGTCCATAGCCCGCCACTCGTTGGTTGTGATTACGCCGTCCTGTCTGCGCAAATGATTGACATCGGCCCTGGTCTTGCTGTCGCCTCGTAAAAGTTCATCCATCCCGAAGCGCACGAATAGACCTTGCATCCGCTCGCGTTTGGTAATCAGGCGAGTAATAATGCTTTGCTCCCACCGGACCACCCACGGCATGATCGTGTGCTTGACATAATCCAGTTCCTGTTGTTCATTGTTGTTGTAGGTTCCGCCTTTGGAGTAATCCTGAATCATTTTCAACGGCGTGCGATAGATCATGGCAATCTGGCGGTCCTGGTATTCCCTCGTCGCGAGAAATTCTGCGTCTGCTAAAGGCATTTCAAGACGTTCAAACTTTGCGCCCTCTTCCAGAATCATGACTTTGTGCGCTTTTCCAAGCCCCTCATACTTTTCTTTGAGTTCCTTGCGCGTGGCTTCTTTATCCCTTATTGCATTGGGCAACGATATAAATCCGCCGATGTTTGCGCCGTTTGAGTAGAACCGTGACGCGAATTCCTCTGCAGCCATACCAAGACCGATGGCCTCCCGCGCCATGGTAATCGGGGAGTACCCGACAATGCCGTCAAATCCCAGCCCTGGGATGTGGAAAATTTCCTCGTAGCTGAAAACAATGTCTTTTCCGCGATCATCAAAGTGATATTCGATTAATCCTGTTTTATCGCTGCGCTTTGGCTCCATATTGACCCAGTTCAGGAGTTTCAGCCCGTTTGTTCTGCCTTTGCCATCCCAGCTTTTATATGCATATCCGTTGCCGGAGCTTAAAATATGACTTTGCATGGTCTCGTCGAAGATCATACTGTGCTGTTCCGGGTTCGGCTGGTACATCAAAACGTCATACAGGGGATGGTCGTATGCTGGGTCGCTTCCTTTGGAGCGGTCCGTTACATCCCTCCAGTGTCTTAATTCTGTCGGAATCAGGCCCATATCCTCGGAAATGATTCGGATGCAAGCGTACACAGCGTTAAACCGCATGGCCGTGTCTTCGTTGACGATAACTCCTGTCTTGGATGGTTCTCCGCTGTAAAAGTGTCGGGCAAAGTCATTTTCAAAATCCGATAACGTGTAAGCCCTGTTCCGGACGATCATGTTTTTGATCAAGCCCATTATTTAGCCCTCCTTCCCGGAAAGCCAAACAAAAACAGGCATATTCCGCAAATAATGAACATTGCGGGCTTGTAAATCAGGTAAATCCCATACCCGAACATACAAAAACCCGCCAGCATGGCGAGTTCCGATATCAGATCGTATGTGGTATCACGGCTCGGAAGCCGTATTTTAGGCAGTTTCAGGTTGATTTTCATGGGCAAAACCTCCTAAAAACATAGTATTTTTTCACCCTCTGGGCGGGTATCGTAGACGGAAGTTTCTTTCTTTTCGTTCAGCCAAACCCTTACATGGGCATTCATCATTGAGGCTGCAGGGTCAATTCTAAAGGCTGATTTTGCTTTATCCAGCATAAAATTCTCGTTCTTGTCGCCTCTTTCAGTAATTCCGACCTTTGCGCCGCCGGTTGTGACCGCGTTTCCCATAGCCCACGATAAAACAGGGTTGTTATTGTGGATAATCTTCTTGTCATAGACCTTTGCCCGGAAGTCTTTTGTCGGTTCTCCCAGCGTCGGGATGCCTTGCGGAATTTCTATTACCGTCTTTCCTTCTTCCACAAGTTCCGGCATTAATCTATTGGCCAGATATCTATCAAAGCAATGTTCTTTCGGGATTAATCCCTGTTCTTTGACAAATTCGCCACACCATTTCATCATGATTTTATAGTCAACGGTTTCACCTGGAGTAATTGTTATCCATCCTTCTTTTGCCCACCTGTCATAAGGGACTTTGTCAGTTTTCATTTTTGCAAACAATGACGCTTCTGGCAAAAATGAGTGAGACATTATTGCTATTCGTTCGTCTGGCAATGGAACCTCAAACCCTATGCTTGTCAGGTCGATAATGACGGACAAATCATACCCGCATGTTACATCCAACCCTTTTATATCCGGCCATGGGTTATCCTTTGAGCATCCACAGGCTTTCCATTTTGCCATGTTCATATAGCCGCAGGCTCGCTGATTTACCCATATGTTCATAGTTTTGGTAAGGAAGTCCCGCATTTTCTCCGGCTTATCCTGGGCTACCAACAATTCGTCCCGGATTGATTCTTTGCCGACGTCCGTTTTGGCAAGGATCGGATTTGATTTTATCCAGGACTTTTCATCCTTGATTTCGTCGATTAAATTTCCTTCCTCGTCCATGTCCAATTCATTAATCATTGCAAGATAGCGGTCATTTTCAACCACTGAATCCGGATTTAAAATGTTGGAAACATACTGGTATTCATCTTTATAACAAGGATTGTTTAACTCAAACCCCGCTGTTGTAATGATAGCAAGTAATGGCTGTTCCCTCGTTTTCATGCCGGACGTCCCGATGTTGTAATACTCATCTGTCGGGTGTGCGTGATATTCGTCCAGGGCAAAAAACTGAGGATTCCCGCCGTCACCTTTTTTCTTATCTTCCTCACTCAATCTGGCAAAAAATGAATTGCTTTTCGGGTGCAGTATGACCTTTTGCATCAAGTCATCGTGAAATTTTGTAACGACCTTGCCTTTCATCTCCGGGCATTTATCAGAAATTGTTCTGGCTTCGCCCCATACATAGCGAGTCTGCTCCTTTTTTGTAGCTGCTATATAGCACTCCGCAGACGGTATTCCGAACCCGGTCATTTCGTATAAGGCTTCGATTGCAAGGTCTTGTGATTTTGCGTTTTTCCTTCCTACCTGCCAGTATAGTTTTCGGAATCTCCGTAATTGTGTGTCTTGGTGAATCCACCCATATACTTGGCCAAAGATAAATTTTTCAATCAGTTCCGGTATTTTTCTTTCGCCCGTCAAAGGCCCTTTTGTATGACGAAAAAACGGCATGAACCGTAGGTATTTATTAGCCCTGTCAACATCAAAAACATACAGAAATTCTTTCGTCCCTTGCCTTTCAATGTCTCTCAGAAACCGCATACACGCCCATTTATGCTTAATACACACTATTTCCCGATCCTCTATGACATCGTTGGAATATTGGGTTAGTTCCTCAACGGTAGTTTCCGACCTCTCCCTTGCTTCATCAAGCGTCATATTCCGTATTCACTCTCCAATGGGTTGTCGGGTTTCTTTTTCTCCCGTTTCGGAACATTCTTTGTTTTGGCAAGGGCATTGAGGAATAACCTGTCCTGCATTTTAATGAGCATATCCATCTTTTTGTTGATGGCAGTTTCAAGTTTTAATATATCCTGTATGTTTTCCGTGTTGGCCTTGGCTCCGTATATGGTTTTATACTTCAATAGTGATTCGTACTCAGAATAAGTTTTGCAGTATAAAGCCAACGCTCCGACATCCGAAGTAGACAATATCTCTATCCCGTTTTTGGCTGCTTCTTTGTATTCCTTTAAAAGCTGTTTCCAATATGAAAAAGCCACCAGGTC